GATGCTATCATTCTCCGCCAAAGCCCCCGAAGTATTAGCTGGTGGTACACTGCTCTCGTAAAGCAGAGGAGTCAGTTCGAGGCTCGACCGGGGGCACCAATTCGGAAGATCGATGCAATGGCTGCTAACTTGCCTCGAAAACAAGTCCATCCAGTAATGGGTGAGAGTTCGATTCTCTGATCTTCCTCCAAATAACGATTGTGCGAAATTACACACTGTGTTACAATACACATATAAATAGTTTATTACAACTGACCTAAACGGTAGAGAAAGGCTACATCATGCGACATCCACAGATTCTAGCATTAACATCAGATGGAAACCCACACCAATGGCTTCATTGGCAAGACGCAATCACTTTAAAGTGCAAGGGCCTTGTCTCATTCGAAATGGGAAATGAAGACCAATTCCTTGGTGGTGTATCACGCATGACAGGACAACAATCTCATATCGAAGTTGGCACTATTGTCAGCATCAAGGGTAAGTTCAAGCACAGCCGCAAGGCGCCTGCATTGACGAACCAAAATCTGTTTCGTCGGGATTTGCACACATGTTCATACTGTGGCAAGCACTTCTCAGAGAGCAAGCTGACCCGTGACCATATCCATCCAGTTTCACGTGGTGGAAAGGACGTATGGGAAAATTGTGTTGCTGCATGTTGGAAGTGCAACAACAAGAAAGGTGCAGATACTTTGACTGAAGCTGGTTTGGAGTTGCTGTGGGTACCATATGTTCCTAGCCGACACGAAGCATTGATTTTGTCGAACAGGCACATCTTGGCAGACCAAGCGGCTTACATTGCAGATTTTCTACCAAAGCATAGCCGAGCAATTCAATACCTTGATCAACATTGCGGTATTGTACTACAATAGGTAGCAAGTGAATCGGGCGAGGCCCGATTCACTGTTACGTCATAGTTTAAATATAAAGGATGCACAATGCAAACAGTAACTAAATTTTTTGAGTGGTTATCAAAATTCGAGAGTCCAAGCCATAAGCGCTTCGCAGAAAATTGGATTCTTAGGTAACTACATCAGGTTGTGGAATAATTCACATGGAACGAGTGTAAGTTTGAGTTCAATAATGTTTTAGATATAAATAACAATGAACACAACCATAAAGGACCTCGGATATGAACAAAGTTAAAATGAGCCAACTGCCAGGCAGCCTAATATCTGCGGCAATCATTGGTAGTAGTTTTGCTGGTTATCATAACGATGCTGTTGCAGCAGTTTCTGCGGGCCGCCACAACCTTTCTGCAACTGCAGGAACAGGTAACCGCACTACTGGTGCAGGTAGCGAAATCTGTGTATTCTGTCATACACCACACGGTGCTGATGTAAGCACAGCAGGCGCTCCATTATGGAACAAAAGATTTACTACTGCAACAGCAGGAACATTTACTCCATACGCTGTAACATCAACACTTGATGGTGCATATGCTACTGATGGTACTGGCTCAGGTGGATTCTTGAGTGGTGCATCTTTGGCGTGTCTGTCGTGCCATGACGGTACGCAAGCGATTGACAACTTACTAAATGCTCCTGGTAGTGGCGGAATGGACTCCACAGGAGGCGGCGATGGCGGCCGTGCCTTCGTATGGACAGTAGGTAGCAACACAAACATCAATGCTGCAGGTTATTTACAGAGCAATGCCAACCTAGGTAAAGATTTAAGTAACGATCATCCAATTGGTATTCGGTATTGTGGCGGTGGGCCAGTTGTTTCTGCACCAGCCAATGCGTGTGTAGATCCAGATTTTGTCTCACCAAGCAGCGCCCTTATCGGCACAACAACACAGTTCTGGGTTGAAACAGGTGGTGCTGGTCGCCAAAAGACAGACATGATATTGTATAATCGTAATTTCGCAGTAGGTGGTACTGGCCCATCAGTTGAGTGTGCATCATGTCATGACGTACATGCATCATCAGCATTGTTCTTGCGTATGGGAAGTAACAATAGCAGTCAAATTTGTTTGGCGTGCCACGTAAAGTAAAGAATTCGTAGAAGGTGAAGGAAAGTGGTTCAAGACGGCGGTTCGATTCCGCCCAGATCCACCAAAAGCATTGTTAGATGACCTATTTAGAAATATCCCCGTAACTGGAGTGATCAATCTGATAGTTTGCAAGACAGTGCTTCTGATGGGTCTGACCTGGTTTCGATTGGGCTGTGAATACTAAACTGGAGAATCGGCAAAGTTGAAGCCGTTGTAGTAAAGAGACAAAACAACTTAAATGCAGCGAATGACGCATTTTATGGAGAAACTCGCCTAGCAGCGTAATCTTCATTGGGGATCGGAACGCTCCTTATTATCCAAAGCGTTAAGTGGGTCGGTGACTTCGGTTGCCGACCCACTTCTACGTGCTTGACAATAATTATTGTTACCTGTATAATGCTCATATCAAGGAGAATCAAATGACTAACGATGACTACAAATTCCTAGCAGAGCGGTATGCTTCAAATCAATCCAAGATTGATGTTATTAATGGATTGTTGATAGCGCAAGCAATCTGCGGTAGAGTGCTTATTCAAGGCCATTCCGAGCAAGTCTTGGAGGTCATGGGAAGTATAGTAAAAGCAATAGAAAGTGTGAAAGGACTAGAGTAACATGGTTTGGTTGTCATCTATCAAAATGTCAGACGTTGAACTTCTTGAGGAAGTCTTTGCGTATATGACTGACATTGGCTGGATTATACCAGATTGGCTGGTTACATTACGAATGCAGGTTGAACAAAGGGACTGCCATGAATCACAAACAACTGATCAATGATTTTGTTGCCCGCCTAAGTGGCTGCAAGGTGAAGTTTTACCGAGGTAGTGAAAAATTGGGTGATTCTGAAATTACCATGTACTACAAGTTTGGTGAGACTGCTGACACTGTGTCGATTCAATCACTGATCAGCAATCAATTGTCGTGCATGGGGCTTGAATGGTATCACCTGCCCTTCAGCGATGATCTTCATACATGGTTGATCTCCGGCAAAGAGTCCCAGTCGGTTTGGCATGTTGTTGTGTATAAAGAAGCTGGCGAAATGACGATTCAGTGGAAAGTTCAAACGAATCAATAAGTTACCAGCCGCATTGACAACAAACAAAATTCTGATATAATTGGTACATAGGTTGATAACAAAGGTGAAGCAAGTGAAGTCATACAATTACTGGGTGATCGAAGATGTGTCTTGTGACATACATTTCTTCCACACATTCAAGAAGATGATGAAGTTTGCTGAAAAGTTGGAATCAGCTGGCATCTCCGTAACACTCGAAATAAACGTCGAAATCTAAATCGTATCTAACTGAAAGGAATCAAAATGACTGCAAAGAAAGTTGCTACAACCGTGGCCGAACTCAAGGCTGACCTGGCCGTTGTTAAGGCTGATTTCGCCAAGCGCATGGCCGCAGCCAAAGCTGCTGAGAAGGCTCAAAAGTCGGCCGCATCGAAGGTCGCCCGTGAAGCCAAGAAGGCTGCGACTGCCGAAAAGCGTGCCGCAGTGAAGGCCGAGAAGACTGCTGCCGCCCTGGTTCGCAAGACCGAGCGCAAGGCTGTCTCTGATGCCAAGAAGGCCGCCAAGGTCGAGGCTGTCAAAGTCCGCAAGGCCGAGCGTGCCGAAGCGAAGAAGCTGAAGGTGACCGCAAAGCTGTCCGAAAAGAAGAAGAAGGAAGCGCTGAAGGCGAAAACGCAAGCTGCGAAGCTGGCTGAACTCGAGGCGAAGATTGCCGAACTGCGTAAGAAGAATGCGCCGGTGACTGGCAAGACGCTCCGTGCAATGGGCGCAGCAGTTTAACCAGATTTAGGATCGTTACAGCAAACACCATCACATCGAGGATCCGGGGTTGGGGACTAAAAACCTCCCCTTAAACCGGAGAACCTTGTCAGGGTGGCAGGCAAGCAAAATCAGTCGCCACCAAACCGATCCTGTTAGTTTCATCCTCTTGTAGCTCAGTTGGTTAGAGCAAGCGACTCATAATCGCTGGGTCACTGGTTCGAATCCAGTCGGGAGGACCATTAGATTGACAATAATCAGAACATCGATTATAATGTACTTTGAATAGATTGACTACAGCAACCATACCCTGCCAAGTCGAGAGACTTTAATTCTGCCAATCTGAAAGGAACAATATGAACCAATTCGTAAATGCAATAAATTCACCGAACCTGACCCGGACGACCAACGGAATGACTGCGTTGGATAAAACAGGTTCGAAGGTGCTGGATGTGTTTTTCAACATCGGATCAGCACGCAACAATCCCAACATCGTTTCAGAGTTCATGTCGGCCTATGGCGCTGACAAGCTCTTGACCACCAAGTGCCTGTTCTGGGCCCGTGACGTTCGAGGTGGTGCAGGTGAGCGTAAGGTGTTCCGTGACGTGTTGCAAACCCTGGAGCGCACTGACGCTACCACTCTTTTCAAGAATATGCATCTCGTGCCAGTGTATGGTCGATTCGATGACCTACTGGTATTTACTGGTGTGTGTAAGAATATGGCGTTTTCTGTCATTCGCAAGGCGTTGATGGAAGATCAAAACGGTCTTTGTGCAAAGTGGATGCCTCGCAAGGGCCCAATTGCCAATGATTTGCGTAACTTTTTGAAGCTGTCACCGAAGGCTTACCGCAAGCTGTTGGTGAATCTGTCGAATACTGTTGAGCAGAAAATGTGCGCCAAGGAATTCGACAACATCAACTACGAACAAGTTCCATCTGTTGCTGCGTCACGGTATCAAGAGGCTTTCGGTCGAAATGACCCTAAGGGATATGGCGCATACAAAGAGGCATTGAAGGCTGGCACTGCCAAGATCAATGCGTCAGTTGTGTTTCCGCATGATGTAACCCGTGGCTTGAAGAACGGTGACCCTGATGTTGCCAATGCACAATGGAAAGCACTGCCGAACTATGTAGGTGATCGCAAGGTGCTGCCGGTGTCGGACGTTTCTGGTTCGATGTGTTGCACTGCATCGGGCTCTGTGCAATGTATGGATGTGTCGATTGCCCTTGGTTTGTACCTGGCAGAAAAGAACACTGGCGCATTCAAGGATGTGATCTGCACCTTCCACAGCACCCCTGAGTTGATTACGGTCGAAGGTGATTTGGCGACCAAGTTTGCACAGCTGCAACAAGCTAACTGGGGTGGTTCTACCAACATCCAAGCGACGTTCGAGCTGATTCTGAACCTGGCGAAGAAGAACAACTCGCCGCAAGAGGACATGCCAGAAATCGTGGTTATCCTTTCTGACATGCAGTTCAATCAAGCGTCTGGTGATCATTTCAATGAGTCTGCGCTCGATATGATCAAGCGCAAGTATGCTGAAGCGGGTTACAAGTGCCCCGGGCTTGTGTTTTGGAACCTGAACGGTGAGTACGGTAATTCGCCTAGCAGCAAGGAAGAGCAAGGTGTTGTGATGGTGTCTGGCTTCAGTCCGACCATTATGAAGGCTGTGCTTGCATGTGACTTCGACAAAATCAGCCCTGAGGCGATGATGTTGGAGGTTCTGATGTCTGATCGTTATGCGGAGGTAGTGGTATGAGTAGGATGATTTTCTCATTCTTTGCGTTCTGGGCTGTAATTGTCGGTGCAATCTTGATCTGGCAAGCAATGTCTGGGCGAGAGAAGTGGAAAGTTTTTAAGACGTTGATGTTTGGTGCCGTTACATCTGTACTTGCTGTTGCTGTTATAACCTTTATTGTTATTCTATTTTGAAAGGTAATTTTATTATGAAGAAGTCCACCATCGCCATTTCCATCGCTGCCATTCTCGCTACCACGGTCGGTTGCACACGAATTGAAACGGGTGAAGTTGGTGTCCGTCTTGGATTCGACAAGCAAATCAAGCCGGGTGAACTGTTGCCAGGATCTTTCAATCAAGTTCTTATCGGTGACGTATTGACGTTCCCAGTCAAGGATGTCAATGTGACTATTGAAAACATGACTCCTGTCGCAAAAGACAACAGCACAATGAAGGATTTTGATGCTGTCATTGTGTATAACATCAATCCCCAACAAGTGGCAGAACTCTACAGCACCAAGAACCGGTCATTCCATGCATTCGCCAATGGTGACGTTTACTTGATGTTCAATTATGTGGTACAGAATGCCCGTAATGCAATTTACAAGGCAGCCCGCCGCCACGAAGCTTTGGATATGGCAGACAATCGTGAAGCAATGGAAAATGCTGTTCGTGAGGACATGACCAAAAATCTGATGGAAGAAAAGCTCGACGGCGCCATCACTATTACGCAAGTGATGATCCGAAACATCATTCCTGCTGATTCGGTTGTTGCCAGTGCCAATGAGCTTGTCAGGTCGAAGAATGAGCTGAAGCAGAAGGAAGTTGAAGTTAAGACTGCTGAAGCTGAGGCTCGTCGTATGGCAGCATTGGCGAACCAATCTTCGCAGTCGATTGCTTACATGCATGCCCAATCGCAAATGATGATTGCTGAAGGCATCAAGAACGGCAAAGTTCAAACCATCATCGTTCCTTCCAACTTCACTGCACTGATGACCACAAAATGAAAAAGAAAAACGGATTTACTTTGATTGAGCTGATGATTGTATTGTCTATCGTTGGTATTTTGGTCGCAATGATTGTTCCTGTTATTACGGGGAAGACCTCGGCCGGACCTTTGCCAGACCATAAATGTATTGCAGGGTATGCCTTTACTTTCGGAGGAGTTCAAATTCTGTCTGAGAATGGTAAGGGCATTCCTTGTGCAATGCAATCCAATACCCCAAAAGTTAACTAAGGAGTAAATATGGAATTTATTATTGGTGTTTTCGTATTGTGTGTTCTCTTTCCCTTTTTCAAGTTGACTATGCTTTTTATCGAAACCACATTTCCGCATTGGTGTAAAGACAGGATTGTGAAAACGACTGCGGCGAGTGGTGAGGAACGATTTGTACTTGAAACTTACTTTTTCCACCCTATTAACACAATTTCTGAACATAAATGTCCATCTATGGAAGATGCACAGAAGTATATGCGATGGAATAATAATCGCCGCATTGTAAAACGTGAGGTGATTGCATGAAGCCTGCAATCTATCTGCAGACCAAGTACGGTCTCGACTTATACAAAGCAGTCAAATTCCAATTCGATACTGCAAAAAGTAATGATCAACTCAGTCCACTGAAGCAAGTGCTTTTCCGAGAGCGAAGTTCAACCGAAAAAAGCTTGATTGAATTTCTGAATGATGATATAATGGCAAGACAATACAAAATGGACGAAGAAGATGCTGATGGTTGGATGTTTTACAAGCAAACAGCAGATCGATTCTCTGTATTGAATTACTTTTACAATAGGGGAGCATGATGGCTCGCAAAGTGACATTGACGAAATATGAGAACATGGCAACCGGAGAAATCTATTTCGGGTACCGTGCAAAGGATGCATTGATCAAAGTTATTGAAGGAGTGGAGTACATGGAAGTCACTCCAAGCATCCTGCGTCCAAAGCAAATGTGGGTTAAGCTCGATTCTCTGCGTGTTGCGGGTGATGTGACATTCGACAAGCCAAAGAATTGATATGTTTTTAGACGAAACAGCATTCCAACTACAAGTAGAAGCTATTGTCAAAGAGAAACGACTTGACTATTTAGACGCAGTTCTTGAGTTCTGCAAACAAAACGACCTTGACGCTGAGGACATTAAGAAATTGGTTACAGTGAATCTGAAGGATAAGATCCGTATCGCTGCAATTGAGCAAGGATACATGAAGCCAATTTCGCAGTTACCAATATGAATGGATATGAATTTTTCAAAATCTACTTCCCACTACATCTACATTTCACTTCGAGTTACGATGTTATAAAGTACGGTGGAAAAACAAAGTCAATAAATATAACATCATTTAATTCCCGCAAAGATAGAGCGATGTTTGAAAAGTGGGGAAACAAAGTAGAAAATTCTGTTAAAGCAGGGCAGGTGGTAATAAGCAATTTGGTGTATAACAACAACAATTTTATATACCAAGATGTTGAGGATGCTTTTGACATTTATTACGAATGGAAAAAGACTCGTGAATCATTAAGTGAGGTATTCAAAAATGACTGTCGTGGATTGGTCGAACATTTCAAAAAACTCGGAACCTGGGACAAATTCTTATCAAAGACTCCTAGCGGAAATACAGCGCCTCTATTGCAGGTATATCAACATAGACGGGTCCACCCTGAGTCTATTGTTATTTTCGATAGTATTGCTGTTCCTTTTATTGAGCAATGGGAATCTGAGTATGCAGTAGATCCACTTATCTCAGACAACATTTTTACATTGACTAAGTACCGACCATTTGTCAAGTACGACAAAGAAAAAGTAGTGAACATTTTTAAGGAGCAGTTGAAACAAGATGAATGATTTTGAATTTGAGTTAGATGAGTATTCTAAACCAAAAAAAATCCGTAAAACAAAAGTTCATCAACAACCCATCATTTTTGACGATGACGGTGATGAAGTTTATCGCAGGAAACAAGCAGGAAAAAAGAAGCATAGTAGTCGCATAAATAATTTTGTGGAGTATGGTCTTGATGATGAAGATGAAATTGAGCAGTACATTCATTATTTGAAGTAAATTAAAGTACCTGATATAATACAAAATCGTATCCAATCGTAACTAAAAGGAGTAACACATGAAAAATAAATCCGCATTCACCACACTATTGGCAGCAGTCGAAAAGGCCAAAAATGGTACCCCAGCTAATCGTGATGACACTGATTATTGGCGTTGTGAGCAAGACAAGGGAGGTAATGGTTTCGCCATTATTCGTTTCCTCCCAGCAAAGTCAGACGATGATGTTCCTTTCGTTAAGACTTATTCCCATGGTTTCCAAGGTCCCGCAGGCAAATGGTTTATTGAAGATTGCCCTACGACTATTGGGTCTGATTGTCCTGTCTGTACTGCCAATGGCCCATTGTGGTCGTCTGGTCTGGATAGCGACAAGGAGCTTGTTCGTAAGCGTAAGCGTAAGACGTCATACATCACCAACATTCTCGTGGTGAGCGATCCAAAGCATCCAGAGAACGAAGGTAAAGTGTTCTTGTTCAAATTCGGTGTCAAGATTTTTGACAAGATTAAGGATAAGATTAGTCCTCCTTGTGATGATAAGGGAAATTTGATTGATCCTGAGGATCAGCCAATGAACCCATTCGATCAGGATGAGGGTGCTAACTTCAAGCTGAAAATGCGTAAAGTTGAAGGCTATGCAAACTATGATAAGTCAGAATTTGAGGCTGCGTCAGAAATTGCAGATTGGGATAGCATCAAAGGACAATTGCACGACTTGAATGCATTTGTTGATCCTAAGAACTTCAAGTCGTATGAAGAACTGGAAAAGAAGTTCAACACAATTTGGTCAGGCGCAACTGCTGCACCAAAGAGTGACAACGACGATTCAAAGTTTGTCAAAGAGGCAGTAGCTAAAGCAGCTAAGGCCGAACCTAAGAAGGCGGCCGCAACGTCGGATGATTCTGAGGATGACGATCTAGCTTACTTCAAGAAGCTAGCAGCCGAAGACTAATTCGGTCTGTAAAATGGGCCACCTATGCCGACTCCAATGTCTGGTCTAGGTGGCACTTCACTTTTCGGCGGTGGCGGAGGAGGAATTTTGCCAATCGCACTTGGTGCAGGCGGTCTAACAGGAATAGGTTGTACTGTATTTTGATTGGTAGTCGGTGCATCTTTGTGTGTCACATTCATTGTATTCTCCCATTTAACAAGCGTACTTACCTTCCATATATCTAATCCAAGTTGATTCTTGGTTTCTAGGATGTAATCGTACTGATGTAGTTGTTGTCCCGTTTGATATATTTGTGGTTGGACTATTCACAATTGGGGCAATAGCTTGTGCCGTCCCTTTCTTATCAATTTTCTGTTCAAGACTTTCTTTAGCAATTGCTCCTGTTTCTATTGCTCGTGGTACTTCAGAATGCTTTGATTCTGCTGCACTTGCATTCGTTGTCTTTAATTCTGGTGCCGATTTCGCAACAGGACTGACAACCATTGCTTTATCATATTTTATTCCCGATTCGTCAAGCATCTTTGCAAATGCGGGACCAATCTTTCCACCTGACCTAATTTTCTTATCCAGTTCGGCCTGTAATGTTTTTATGGTCTCTGGATTTTTCGGATCGTTTACTTCCTTTAGTTGATCTGCAGTGGATTTTTGTAGCCTGCTTTCACCATTTGAATCGGTCAATAGTTTGTCATTTATCCATGATCCTACAGCATACCCAGCCGCACCCGCTGCCCCAACTGCAATAGCTGGCATTGCAAATTTAGATGCTGCTGATAATACACTACCACCTGCACTCATTGCTGCGCCTCCCAATTTTCCTGCAGCACCCCCCAATCCCCCCAATAGTTTTGGGAGACTGGAAAACATACTAAATAAAGTTTTCCCAAGTTTTTCCAATGCCTCACCAAAGAATTTAGTGTGTTTCTTCGCACCTTTAGTGTGCTCTTCTATTTTCTTAAGTATACCTGACGTGTCTGTTGGTCCTTTTGCCCTCGCCGCCTCACCTTTTTCTTCAGCAGTTCTTCCTTCCCTAAATGGGTTCAATGATGATATTCTTTCATTGACATTTGATACAGCACTCTTAAACCCATTCTTGACGTCTCTGAACTTTTCTTTTGCTGCCCATTGCATCCCCAGGTATTTGTCTCCATACTTCGAATACTGAAGTGAACGATCTGCACGATGAATCATTTTAGATGCCCACTTCTTCCCTTGCACAACGGTATTGCCAAGTTTCTCTTTAATACCTTTTAGCCCGCCAACCTCATTGTACTTTTCCGTTATCTTTGGTCCAAGATTAAATGCTCCGCCCAATGTCGATTTAACAGTGTCATATGATTTGGCAATGAACCTTCCTTCCTCAGTTTTCCCCAAAAATCCTCGTATACCTTTTGATACCAAATCTTTAAAATTGGTTATTGCTGAACCTTTATTACCTGCAACTGCACCATTCCCACCAAGACCCCTTGTGTTCTCTTCAATCTTTCTCAAAAGCTTGATAGCTTCCTTACTAGATATCCCGGTACTTGCACGTCCTGTGTCGGTATTGCCACCAGTTGTGGCCGACTCATCTCGATCTTTCTTCTTTAACCTAGCCTCTTCCTCATCAAGATTATCCATGTACTCACCGAAAATGGGGTTCATACGAATTGCAGCCCTTGCCATTTTCTTCAGTTTGTCACCAAATGATCTTTTCTTTTTTTCTTTAGGTAACTTTTTTGCAACAGGAGTTGGATCTTGTTTAGGTAATCCTGATGGTGTTGTTGGAGGTGGGGTCGTTGGTGCAGTCGATGTTGATGTTGGTGCAGGTGTTGATGCGCCAGCCACTACGTCACCTATTCTTTCAACAGCGTCGTATATTTCTTTATCTGAAAACTTTTCACCTCCAAGCATTTCGTACACTTCACGAATAGATTCTATCATTATGCGCTTCATTGCGCCACGATGCATTATTTGCTCTTCAATTTTTGTAGCTAATGCTTCTTGTTCATCGACAGACCTTTGACTTAGTTTGACCTTCTTCTGCATTTTTTGAGTATAGGCGTCTGACTTAGTAGTGATTCTTTTACGAATTTCATCAGCAGCTTCTTTATCGTTCTCCTCAATGTCATGCATCATCATGTCAAGGAATTTCATTTCTTCCTTAATTGTTTTTGTATCAATTGTCATCTTTTATGCTCCTGCTTGTCTTGATTTGCGTTCGTTTTCTTCTTGAATGTGTTTTATCAACATGACAAGGTATATTTCTCGCTCCCACGGTAACATTGTTTCTAGTTCCTCTAACGAATAATTATGAAACTGCATCAATGAAAAATTGATCTTATAATAGTCGTAGAGGGACTCATGT